CATGCTCACCTGAAAGCATATGCAAAAATAAATGAGGAATCTTTAGATAGAGCTAGGAGATTGCTTTGGTGGCATTATAACTGTTTATTGTGGGGCGAGCCTAACGTTACCAACTATATTTCGAGATTAAGAACTTGGTTATCCACACCTGAAAAATACAGAGGAAAAGATGCCCCAACCATTGAAGCAATCACTAGACCAATCCAAGTGGCGCAGGGAGGCAGAAATAAGACTCAGGGAGTTAGAAAATCTCGTGGACTCGAACCTAGGAGAAGAAGAGTTAAAACCACAATTGTCTATGGGAGAAGACGTTCAAAGTCCAGGGAAAGGAGAGCCCCTACACCCCAGCGTGCGGGCTCCCCTCTCCCGCGTACTTCTAGGGACCACCACAGATCTCCCTCGCCTAGGGAATAAAGACCCCGCTCGTCATAAACTGGGGAAGTTATCCGGATTGTATCAAATGAAGGGCTGTGAGTTTAACCCCCAATGGAAAGTACCTGATATTTCTGATACTCATTTTAATTTAGATATAATTAATGAGTGCCCTTCCAGAAATTGGAAATACCTGACTCCAGCCAAATTTTGGCCCAAGAGCATTTCCTACTTTCCAGCGCATTCAGGGGTTAAACCCAAGTATCCGGATGACGTGGCAGGACATGAGCAAATAGTGGGTCAATATTTAACCAAGCTCTTTGAAGCGGGAATCCTTTATAAGCGAGAATCTAAACATTTGGTCACTTTTAAGGGAACCCCTTATCAGTGGGAACGACAATACCTTGTCAATCAACCTGCTGATTTACATGGGGCAGCAACCAGCAAAATCAATGGCAGAAAGAAGAGTCGAAGGAGCGGAACTCCTCCTTCAACAATTGGCCGGAAGGATGATCCCAAAAGGGACGGTCACATGGTCAGGAAAATATCCTACCATGGAACACGTTATGGACCATGTGCAAACAATGGAAGAGATAAACACCATGCAACAACAAGGGGCTTGGCCGGAAGGAGCAGGGAGGAGACTGGGACTAACCAACCCAGCTCCCCCTGCCGCTCCGGTGATAAATTGGACACCGGAAGAGGACGCCAAGGCCCGAGAATATTTCAGAAGATATCAAGAAGAGAGACCAAAGGAAACCACCACCATTCCTCCCACAAGTCCACCGAAAACTCAGTGGGAGCTGAAACCCGGAGATCCTCTCCTCAGCACGCAACCACTGTACCGACCAGCAGAACCAGCGGAACCGGATATTCCGGTCATCAAAACACCGAAAGTCCCGAAGAAAATGTCTTCTACCTTCGGGGGAATACTAGCTGGCCTAATCGGATTACTGGTAGGATTTTTCTTGTTGATAAAAATTCTAGAAATACTGCGGAGGCTAGACTGGTGGTGGATTTCTCTCAGTTCTCCAAAGGGAAACATGCAATGCGCTTTCCAAAATACTGGAGCCCAAATCTCTCCACATTACGTAGGATCCTGCCCGTGGGGATGCCCAGGATTTCTTTGGACCTATCTCAGGCTTTTTATCATCTTCCTCTTAATCCTGCATGTAGCAGCAGGCTTGCTATATCTGACGGACAACATGTCTACTATTTTCGCAAAGCTCCAATGGGAGTCGGTCTCAGCCCTTTTCTCCTCCATCTCTTCACTACTGCCCTCGGATCCGAAATCGCTCGTCGCTTTAATGTTTGGACTTTTACTTATATGGACGACTTCCTCCTCTGTCACCCAAACGCTCGTCACCTTAACTCAAGGAGCCACGCTGTCTGCTCTTTTCTTCAAGAGCTAGGAGTGAGAATAAACTTCGACAAAACAACTCCTTCACCAGTAACTGAGATAAAATTCCTCGGTTACCTGATCGACGATAAATTTATGAAAATTGAGGATCAACGCTGGAATGAACTACGTCAAGTAATAAAGAAGATTCAAATCGGAAAATGGTATGACTGGAAATGTATCCAACGATTTATTGGACATTTAAACTTCATTTTACCTTTCACAAAAGGAAATGTAGAAATGTTAAAACCAATGTATCATGCTGTGACTCATAAAGTGAATTTTAGTTTTTCTAGTAGCTATAGGACTTTGTTGTATAAATTAACAATGGGTGTCTGTAAACTTAGATTGAATCCAAAGGTCTCTTTACCTTTGCCACGTGTTGCCACAGATGCAACTCTAACACATGGCGCAATATCCCATATCACCGGCGGGTGCGCAGTGTTTACCTTTTCAAAGGTTAGAGATATCCACATTCAGGAGCTTTTGATGGCATGTTTGGCTAAGTTAATGATTAAACCAAGATGTTTGCTCACAGATTCCACCTTTGTGATCCATAAACGTTATCAGACGTTGCCATGGCATTTTGCTGTGCTAGCCAAACAACTTATGCAGAACATACAGTTGTACTTTGTCCCCAGTAAATACAATCCTGCTGATGGCCCAACCAGGCATAAACCTCCTGATTGGACAGCACTTACATACACCCCTCTCTCGAAAGCAATATATATCCCACATAGGCTATGTGGGACTTAAGATTACACCCCTCTCCATTCGGAGCTGCTTGCCAAGGTATTTTTACGTCGTCTTTGCTGTTGTTCCTTGTGACTGTACCTTTGGTATGTACCATTGTTTATGATTCTTGCTTATGTATGGATATCAACGCTTCAAGAGCTTTAGCTAATGTATATGATTTGCCAGATGATTTCTTTCCAAAGATTGATGATTTAGTTAGAGATGCTAAAGATGCTTTAGAGCCTTATTGGAGAAATGATTCAATAAAGAAACATGTTTTAATTGCAACTCACTTTGTGGATCTCATTGAGGATTTCTGGCAAACCACTCAGGGTATGCATGAAATAGCAGAGGCACTGAGAGCTATAATTCCTGCCACTACTGCTCCAGTACCTCAGGGATTTCTGGTCCAACACGAAGAAGCTGAAGAGATACCTTTGGGTGAACTTTTTAGGTATCAGGAAGAAAGACTAACTAACTTTCAACCAGATTATCCAGTTACCGCCAGAATT